TTTACCAACTGATGGTATTGGTTTCTCACACTTACAAGATACAACTACAATTCAGTTTGTTTCTAGAAAAAATGGTGCTGGTACATCTTTTGATATGCCTATTACTCTTTTAGATTCTACACTACCAACTCAAACTGCAACTCAACAAGTAATTCCAACTAACTCTGTTAGATTAGGATTTGTATTTGAACCCGCGGGAACAGACTCTGGTCAAACTGTAGGTCAATTCAAAATCTATATGAATGGTAACATTGTAGGTACACAATCTGCAACAACTGTTCCGGATGATCTTGCATTAGAGATTAATATTATGTGTGCACACAAAGGTACAGCTGCTAATCATTTAGTAGTTGATTACTTTAACACAGTACAATCTAGAGTAAGCGGTAATAGCGTTACAGCTTAGTAATAAATTAATGGAGCCCTTCGGGGCTCCTACAAAATTTAAGGAGAAAATATATGAGTTCATTTTCAAGTGACCAAACAACCCTTAACAAAACTACAGGGGCAGCTTCTGTTTTATTAGGAGCTAGAGCTAGGGTTACATCAATTCAAGGAAGGGGAGAAGCAGGTTCTGTTTTATCTTTATTTGACGTAGCTGATGCAGGAGACGCAGCAGCCCCTAATTTAAAAGCTATCTATAGATATGAAACTGAGGGGCTAGAAGTTTATATTCCCGGTTCAGGTATCTTGTTCCAAAATGGAGTTTGTGCTACACTGACTCAATCAGCTGGTGCAGACGGCAGCGTTACATTAACTATTACAGGAGCGTAAGCTCATGGCCAATACAACTTCAGGTTCTTATACTTTTGATAAGAATCTAGGCATTGATGAGATTATTGAAGATGCTTATGAGCGTATTGGCATTCAAGGTGTTTCTGGTTATCAATTAAAAACTGCTAAACGATCTTTAAACATTTTATTTTCTGAATGGGGAAATAGAGGTTTACAATTTTGGGAAGTAAAAAATCAAAACGTAACTTTAGTAAACGGCCAAGCAGTATATAATTTTTTTAGATCTACTTCTGATGGTGTATCTGACGGTGTAAACAATACACTTAGTGCAGGAATAAATGCAGCAGTTACATCAATTCCCTTGACCTCGGTCCTGGGTTTTCCAACAGCAGGAAATATAATTATTGGTACTGAAGATATTACTTACACAGGAATTTCTAGTTTAAATCTAACAGGATGTGTTAGAGGGGTTAATGGTACAACAGCTGCTACTCACAATAATGGTGATGCAGTTGCTCAGTCTCCAAGAGGAATGACTGATATTCAAGAAGCAAATTACAGAGTAGATACTACAAGTGTTGATACACCTATGACAAGAATTAGTAGATCACAGTATCAAGCATTTTCTAATAAAACTTCTTTAGGATTACCTACTCAATACTGGGTTCAAAGATTTGTAGATAAAGTTACTATGACTTTATATTTAACACCAGGTAGCTCACAAGCAGGAGACTTTATAAATTTCTATTACACAAAAAGAATTGATGATGTAGGGGCTTATACTAATGCAACAGATGTACCTTACAGATTTGTACCTTGTATGATTGCTGGTTTAGCTTTTTATTTATCTACTAAGTATGCACCACAAAGAGAACAAGGATTAAAATTATTATACGAAGATGAATTAAAAAGAGCTGAGTCTGAAGATGGTTCTTCTAACTCAACTTATATATCACCTAAAATATACTTTCCAGGTATCGCCTAATGAGTAGTTTTTCGCAAGGTAAACATGCTTTAGCGATATCAGATAGATCTGGTCTTGCTTTTCCATACAATGAAATGGTTAGAGAATGGAATGGTGCGTTAGTACATAACTCAGAGTACGAACCTAAACAACCACAGCTACAACCTAAACCTACTAATGCAGATCCACAAGCTTTACAAAGAGCAAGACCTGCTAGAACAGAATTTCCAACAGAAGATTTTTTACCAAACAATCCAATTACTACGACAGCTACAAACACAACTTTAAAAATAGATTTTCCAAATGGTGATCTACAAGTTAATGATTTTGTAAGACTTAGAAATGTAAAGTTACCGGTAGGAGGAGTTCCAATTGTTACAGGTGCTTCGGGTCCTGCACTAGAATTATCTACAACTTTGGATACAGCTGCTACACTTACTGATACAACAATTACTGTACAGACAGGAACACATTTTCCAACTACTGGTTTTCTTATGATTGAAAAAGTAAATACAGTTACAGGTTTATTTGAGAATGAAACAATAGAATATACCGGAAGAACTGGAGAAAATTTTACAGGTTGTACTAGAGGAACAAGTGCACCTTACAGGGGTGTTACACCACAACGTACAACAGCAGGAACTCATCCTATAGGAGCTAAAGTTTTTGGTGCTTATAAAGTAGATTCTTTAAACACAACACAAGTTAAAGGTACCGGTCAACCTGAATTTACAACTCAATTTGATGGTGTGAATGTTACATTAGCAAGTAATGCTACAAGCACAGAAACAGGGGGCGGTTTATTATGTACAATCGGACCCATTAATGATAGAGCTTAATTATGTCATATACATACGCAACACTTACAACAACAATTAGAGATTACACTGAAGTTGATGATTCTGTATTTACTCAAGCAGTAATAGATAATTTTATTATGCAAGCAGAACATAGGATTAACATAGAGCTTCCTATGGACTCTGATAGATTTGTACAAGAAGGTACTTTAGTTGCAGATGATAATACAATTAATTCTCCAGCCGGTGCTTTATTTATTAGAGGTGTTGAAGTATTTAACTCAACAGTAGACTCTACTGGTAATGGTAGTTGGTTAGAAAAAAAAGATCAAACATATTTATCTGAATATACCGATAGATTGACCGGTCCCGAAGGTGATTTAACTGCACAAGATGTAACCGGTTTTCCAAAATATTATGCTATGTTTGGTGGAGCTACAGCTTTAACTGATACTACCTCTGGCGGTCTATATATAGCACCTACACCAGACGCAGCTTATCTATTTAGAATATATTATAATAAACAAACAACAGGATTATCAGCCAGTAATACGACAACATATCTAAGTAATTACTTCCCACAAGGACTTTTATATGCGTGTTTAGCAGAAGCATTTGGGTTCTTAAAAGGTCCTATGGAGATGTTGACATTGTATGAGAATAAGTATAAAACTTCAATACAACAGTTTGCAGGAATGCAAATTGGGAGAAGAAGAAGAGACGATTACACTGACGGTACTGTTAGGATACAAGTCAAATCACCTTCACCGTAAACTAGGAGATAAAAATTATGGCAATAACATCAGCAGTATGTAATACATTTAAAACAGAAGCACTAAGAGCAATCCACAATTTTACACAAGGTGGAAACACTTTTAATTTAGCTCTATACACAAGTAGTGCTACATTAAATAAATCAACTACAGCTTATACATCATCTAACGAAGTAGCTAATGGTAATGGTTATTCTACTAAAGGCGTTGCGCTTACAAACGTAACACCAGCTTTATCAGGTGATACAGCGTGTTGTGATTTTGCAGATGTATCTTTTACATCAGCATCATTTACAGCTAACGGTTGTTTAATATTTAATGAAACAGCAAGTGGTGATCCAGCAGTTTGTGCAATCGCATTTGGTGGAGACAAAACTGTATCAAGTGGAACTTTTACAATTCAATTTCCAGCAGCAGACGCATCTAACGCAATCCTTCGTATAGCGTAGAGGTAGCGACGGATGTCCGTTACTAGAACTTTTACAGTAACGGTAGCTAATGCCGGCGGTAATAAATATTTTATAGATGGTGTACAACAAGCTACTTTAAATTTAGCAGAAAATGGTACATATAGGTTTGATCAATCTGATAATTCTAATAATGGCCACCCATTAAAACTTTCTACAACAAGTAATGGAACACATGGTGGTGGTTCTGAATATACAACTGGTGTAACTTATAATGGCATACCAGGTCAAGCGGAAGCTTATACTCAAATTGTTGTAGCAGATAGTGCACCTACTCTTTATTATTATTGTCAAATACACTCAGGAATGGGTGGACAAGCAAATACTGTTGATGATGACACTTATGGAATGTGGGCATGGGGCACTAATGAATGGGGCGATCAAGGTCCCATAGAGATAACTTTAAGCGGACAATCTGCCACTTCTAGTGTAGGTACCGTTACAGCTACTGAACTTATTGTTGTCCAACCGACAGGGTTAAGTACAACATCCTCATTAGGATCATTATCTCTTCAGATAAATTCTACTATATCTTTAACAGGTCTCCAAACACAATCAGAACTTGGTACTTTTGATAATGCAGGAACGCTAGTTGGTTGGGGTAGAAATGGTTGGAGTGAAGAACCTTGGGGTGATTCATTTAATGTATTAATTCAACCCGCTGGATTAAGTGCAACATCTAGTGTGGGTTCTGTAGACGCTGGAACGGGGGTTCCTCTAACTGGAGTTAGTTCAACATCTTCTGTGGGTTCTTTAAATCCTGCAGATGTAATGGGTTTAACTGGGCTATCAACAACATCTAGTGTGGGTTCTGTAATAGCTGGAACGGGAGTTCCTCTGACTGGAGTTAGTTCAACATCTTCTGTGGGTTCTTTGAGTCCTGCAGATGTAATGGGTTTAACTGGATTGTCGACAACATCTAGCGTAGGAAGTGTACAAATTGATAATACAGAATTAATTACACTAACCGGACAATCTATAACATCTTCTGTTGGATCTTTGATTATTGAAATAGGAGTTCCGTTAACAGGATTATCAACAACATCTGCAGTAGGTTCAATTTCACCTTCAGATGTAATAGGTTTAACTGGATTATCAACAACATCTAGTGTAGGTACCTTAAGTATAATAGGGTATAAAAATATTGACATAACAGGTAATACGTCATATACAAATGTAACACACGTAGCTTAGGAGAACAAAATTATGGCATCAACATTTACAGACCTTGGTTTAGAGTTAATGGCAACTGGTGAAAACGCCGGTACTTGGGGAACAAAAACAAACGCAAATTTAAGTCTTGTAGAACAACTTACAGGTGGATATTTATCTCTAGCAGTTGCAGGATCAGGGACTACAGCTTTATCAATAGCAGACGGTGCTTTAACAGGTACTGCTCAACACAGAGTTATAGAATTAACAGGTGCTCTTACAGGATCAAGAATTTTAACATTTCCTCTTCTTACAGAAAATTTTTATTTTATTAAAAATAGCACTACTAATGCACAAACATTACAATTAAAAGCTGTATCCGGTTCAGGTGCAACAGTTACTTGGGCAACTGATGACAAAGGATGGAAAATTATTTGGTTAGATGGTATTGCAACTAATACAGGTGTTTACGAAGTTCCATTTTCTAATTACGCACCCAATGATTGGCTTACTAAAACAGGAGCATACACAGCAGTAGATCAAGATAGAATTTTTGTAGATACAAGTGGAGGGGCAGTTACAATAACTCTTCCTGCGTCACCCGCTGTAGGTGCTCAAGTAAATTTTGTAGATTCAAGATACACTTTTGATACTAACGCATTGACTGTCGGAAGAAATAGTTCTAAAATAGCAAATGCAACAGCAGACCTAGTAGTTAATACTGAGGGTGCAGCATTTGGATTGGTTTACTCTGGTTCAAATGTAGGTTGGACATATACGGAGAAATAATATTATGGCAAATTACGAAGCAACTAAATATAATTTTAATGGATCAGACCTTACAGGCATAGAAGGTATTCCAACAGCAACTATTGTTCCATGGTCATCTTCTTCAGTACCAACAGGATTTTTAGAGTGTAATGGTGCAGCAGTTTCAAGATCAACTTATGCAACTCTATTTGGAATTGTAGGTACTACTTACGGTGCAGGCGATGGTTCATCAACTTTTCTTGTACCTAATTTAGCAGATAACGTACCCGTAGGAAAATCTGGTAACAAAGCTTTAGCTTCAACGGGTGGAGCAAATACTGTGTCTGCAACTGGAAACGTTGCAGGTTCAACAGCGAATGCAACTTTATCAACAGCACAACTTGCTTCTCACAGTCATAGCGGAGCTTCTTCACAAAAAACAACCAGTTTTTTTGACCCAAACCCTTACTATAATGCATTTGGTGGTGCTGCTGCAAATACTGGAAACCAAGGTTCAGGTAGTGCTCACTTACATAACATGAGTGCAAACTTTTCAGGTGACGCGACTTCAGTTCTTCAACCTTATTTAGCATTAATTTATATTATAAAAACTTAGGAGAAAAATTATGGCAACAAACGCAAATTGGACAATAGTTTTTGACGACAAAATCATCATTAAACAAACAGGAAATGATCAAGGTCCTTATATTATTGATAATGATTCTTTTTGGGATGATTCTAAATGGTCTAATATTTGGGCTATTCAATATAAAGAAGACGATCACGAATATAATGACACTATAGAACATAGAGATGGAACACCCCATTCTACATGGACTGCAGCTGGATTAGGTGATTTTAATTCTCAGTTTATTTCAAAATGGGAAGCTGCTCACTTAGCTAAATTACAATCTGATTGGGATAATAATAATGGTGACACTTACGACTTAGAAGGTAATTTAACTCACACAGAAACTGAGTCTGAAAAAATTACAAGATTAGGTGCACGACCTACTTCTTATTCTGTTTCATAAGAACTACAAAATAAAGTTGCAGTATATCTTTTTAAATTAGGTACTTTACTTGCGTGTTGTGAGTGCAACCAATCTGACGGAAACATTACAGCTCTATTTTCTTTAAATCCAACATGTATATCTAATTCACCCTCTGAATAAAAAACAGTCCCATTAGTCACTGCTGTAGGACCAGAAATCATTATTAATATATTTGATACTACCCCCATTCCACTATCTATGTGAGGTTTAAAATGATCCAGGTTTCTTTGATCAATCCCTGATTGACTATCATTTATTTTTAAATTTTTTAAATTAAATTTTAATTCAGCTTGTTTTATAAAAAGATTTTTAAGTTCTTTATCTGTACTTAAATAAAATCTATTACCATAATGGTTTTGTTTGTTTTTTTCTACCGCACGGTCAAAAAAACAAGGAGTATAGGCAGCTTTAGTTAAAGTAAAATTTTGAACTAAATGTAATTGATTTTCGTTAAAAAAATTATTAATAATTTTAATCATTATGTAACATCATCCAAGAAGTTAATATATATTTTTTACCGGATAAGGGTGGGTTACCTCTATGGACATATGGAAAAGCTGCGGGCCAAATAACAATTCTACCTGTTTTTGGTTTTATTCTTTTTGAAAAATGAAGAAATTCAGTTTCTCCACCCTCCTCTACATCATTTAAATAAACAGAAAAAACAAAAGCTCTATTTGAATAACTGTGTCCTTTTCCATGCTCTATATGCCAGACATGATATCCTTCAGTTGGTAGAGTTTTTTGAAGTTTTAAACATGTAAAATGAAAAGGAATTCCATAAGCATCATTTGCACCAGTATTTTCAATGTAGTGTTTAAAAGCCATATCAAAATTAAATATCATAGGTTTTAATTCTTCCCACCAAACATCTATGTTATTATAAAATCCAAAAAATTGTTGATCTTGTTTTTTTAATATAGACGATTTTTCTGCACTAATTCTATTGATTGTGTTATTAAATTTATTTTGATCTTCGTACAATTTAATGGCTTTATCACATTCTTCTTTAGTAATGTAGTTATCATACACCCCTATAAAATTACTTATGTTAACTGTTTTTTCATCCATTTATTTATCTCCTTTTAGTTTAAAAAAATTCCAACAGAAATACGCCAATAAGGCAAATTTACTTTTACAGGCATAGCATCGTGTAAATTGTTTCCAGGGAATAAAACAAAATTACCTGGTTTAAATTTAATTTTTTTATCTTCAATTTGTAATTCTCCTCCCCAACTATCTTCCCAGTCGGGTGTTAAAAAACCAACTATAACATGTTTAAATTTTCTGTGATCATGAAAATGAAATTTATTTGAATTTTGTTGTGCATTTAAAACAATGGATTTTATAGAATAACTTCCTAAATCAAAATTTTTTTCTTTTCTAAGATGACTATTAATTGAGGACACAATCCCTGAAAAATAACCAAACCAATAAGGTTGATAAATACTATCTTCAAATGAAACTCTGAACGTTGGATACAGATTACTAAACGTTTCATCTCCAAAAGATGAATCAATAGACCAATTATTACTTAATAATTGTTTATAAGCATTTTTAACTTCAAATCCATTTAAAACATTTTCTATTTCGTAAATTTTATTTGAGCTCATTTATCTATCCCCTTTTAGTTTAAAAATATTTGAATTGTTTTTCTAGGTACTAAAGGTTTCATAACAGGTGTTACTTTATGTTCAAATGGAACTTTAACTATAACTATTGAGTTACCAACTATAGGTATAAACCCAGCGGAATTAGTATCTTTAAATAAAAACTCTCCTCCAAATTTAGTATTCCATCTTCTATTTATATAATAAGTTACCCCATAAAAATGTCCCTCATCACTATGCCAATTAACGCCAGTTCCATCTTTCATTGAATGAAGTTTAAATCTAAAGTTTGTAAATTTAATTTTATGAAACGGGTTATTTTCTAATAATATTTTAATTTTTTGAAGAGGTTTATATTTTGTATCTAAGGTTGTATTTTCAACATAATTTTTATATCCGTAATGTAACGCTTGGTGCCATTTTTTTTTGGTAGATTCTAGTTTTATTAAGTTACTTTTAAATACATCATAATGTAATTTTTTATAAGTAGAATAATCTAAAAAATCTTGGATATAATAAAGTTTATCGGGTATTGAATATATTAATTTCATTGTTGTAAAAAACAGTTAATTGAATATCTCGTGCCTTTAGTAATTGGTTCTGTGCCATGAATCCAAATAGGTTCAGCTGGAAATAACATAGCGTCTCCAGTTTTAAATATTTCTTTTATTCTTCCATCAAAAAATCTAAACTCACCACCTTTATAGTCTTCGTTTAAATTTAATGTACAAGAAGCTCTTGTATATTGTCCAACATCTGTATGGTCTTTAATAGATTGATTTTTTTTATATTTTAAAATTCTAATATTATTGCTAGATTTAATTAATGAATCACTAAAAGTATAAGATATTTTTTTAAATTTAATATGAAGTACATAATTGGCTATCATTATGGATATGTATTTTCTAGCTTCATTTAAAGCATATAAAATATCTTCGTTTGGATTTTCTATTCTAGACAGATTTAAACATTTAAAATTATCTTCTTCATGTTTTTTAGTTTTATATTTATAACTACTTTCTGTTGAAGTTAATTCAGGGTATTTTTCAAATATTTTTATAATCTTTTGACACACCTTCTTAGGAACTAAACCATTGATTCTATACTTTAAATCTGATATTTTATGGTCATAAGACATGTTTTTTGTTTCTTTCATTATTTCAATAATACTATATAAAGTTTATTAGAGAATTTCAATAGGTTTTTATATGTTACAAAAATTAGGCTTTGCCCCAGGATTTAACAAACAAGTTACCGAAACAGGCGCTGAGGGTCAGTGGTTTGATGGAGATAACGTACGTTTTAGATATGGTTCTCCTGAGAAAATTGGTGGTTGGGAACAATTAGGTACAGGGAAATTAACCGGTGCCGCAAGAGCTATACACAACTGGGATAATAATGTAGGTATAAAATATTCTGCAATTGGCACAAATAGAATTCTTTATGTTTTTTCAGATGGTCTTTACTATGACATTCATCCGATAAGAACCACAATTACTGGCGCAAATTTTACAAGTACATCAGGGTCCCCAACAGTCACAATAACTGTTTCTTCTAACCATGGTTTGCTAGATAATGATATAGTATTATTTGATGCTGTTTCTGGTTTATCTGGGTCTACTTTTACAAACGCCACATTTGAAGACGAAAAATTCATGGTGACTTCTGTACCAAGTAGCACAACTTTTACAATTACAATGGCCACTAACGAAGCCGGCACACCTGTAACCAATGCGGGATCTGCATCAATTCTTTGTTACTTTAACGTAGGACCTGCTACACAAGAATCAGGTTTTGGTTGGAGTTCGGGTTTATTTGGCGGTGTAGTAAACGGAGAAGCAACTAGTACTCTTGCTACTGCATTAACAGATACAACTACAACTAACGTTGTTCTTGCTAGTTCAAACTCGTTTCCGGCATCGGGGACCATAAGAATAGGTACAGAAGATATATCTTACACAGCTAACAACACAGGGACAAATACTTTAAGCGGTGGGGCAAGAGGTGCAAACAGTACAACAAAAGCAACACATACTCAAAATTCTGTTATTACAAATATTACAGATTACAACGGATGGGGTGAAGCTTCATCGACTACACAGTTTACACTTAACCCTGGTTTATGGGTTCTTGATAATTTTGGTACAAAGTTAATTGCTCTTATATACAATGGAGAATGTTTTGAATGGGATGCTACACCTCCTAATGCATTAAATACTCGGGCAACAATTATATCTGGAGCACCAACAGCATCGCGTCACATGATAGTATCAACTCCAGACAGACATTTAGTTTTCTTTGGAACTGAAACAACTATCGGGGATAAATCTACACAAGACGATATGTTTATAAGATTCTCTGACCAAGAAAATATTAATGAGTACACCATAAGGGCAGAAAATACTGCAGGATCTCAAAGGCTTGCTGCAGGATCTAAGATTATGTCTGCTATCAAAGGTAGGGATGCTCTTTATGTATGGACCGATACAGCAATATTTTTAATGCAATTTGTAGGCCAACCTTTTACTTTTGCATTTCAACAAGCAGGGACTAACTGTGGATTAATTGGTAAAAATGCTTGCATTGAAGTTGATGGCTCAGCTTATTGGATGTCAGACAACGGTTTTTTTAACTATGATGGTCAATTAAGATCCATGCCTTGTTTAGTGGAAGATTTTGTTTACTCGGTAGATCCCGGACTTGGTGTTAATTTAGTAGCAAGGGATTTAATTAATGCAGGTATCAATAATCTTTTTGGAGAGATAAATTGGTTTTACTGTTCAGCTAATGCTACTTCGGTTGATAGAGTGGTTAGCTATAATTATGTAGATTCTACAAATGAAAGACCTATTTGGATAACAGGGTCTTTAAATAGATCTGCTTGGGTGGATTCTGCTGTATACGAAAAACCTCATGCAACACTTTATAATGCCGATGATGATGCCTCTTACGATGTCACTGGAAACGTAGACGGAAGTAGTATATACTATCAACACGAAACAGGGACCGATCAAGTTAATGCCGGCAATGTAATTACTGCTGTTAATGCTAATATTCTTTCTGGTGATTTTGATATTACCCAGAAAAGAAGTAATACAGGTCAAGCGGTAGGGACCCCTGATCTTAGAGGCGATGGTGAATATATGATGAGAATAAGTAGATTTATACCAGATTTTATAGAACAAACAGGTGACACTGAAATTAGTTTTACAACAAGAAACTACCCTAATACCACTGCAACGACTACAAATTTTACATCAACAGAAACTACAAATTTTAAAAGTACTAGACTTAGGGCTAGATCAATTGCATTAAAAGTATCTAATACAGGTACTGGAAAAAATTGGAAACTCGGTACATTTAGATTAGACATTGCACCAGGAGGAATGAGATAATGGCTACAGATGCAGAGATAAGAGAACGTTTTAAATATATACCTAAACAAGAATATTTAAAGGATCCATTTATCCTACCTGTTGAAGAAGAAATTATACCTGATTCAGGTGTTGTAAATACTAATGCTTTTGTAAACTCTGGTGGTGATAATAATGATGGTGATGATGATGAAAACATAATAAAAAAATATACTGGTCCTTATACGCCCCCCAAAGATGCAGCAAAACAATTGGGCAAGATGTTTTTGATGGGTGGCCCACAGGCATATATAATGCAAAAATTAATATCAAAAGGAATTGGAGCTTTTAAAGATTATAGAAATAAAAACAAAGTAGAAAAATACACAGGTCAAGAAATGTCTAATTATAGAGATGATAGACCATCATCTGAAAAAAATTATACTGGTGGGGATACTAATTCAAATCCAAGTACACCTGGTGCCCAAGATAGTTTTTCAAACAAAAGTGGTATGGGTAGAACTGGATACTTCTTTGGTGGTAGAGTAAACTATAAAGCTGGTGGAAGAACAGGATATTTTCTTGGAGGAAATATTGAAGGAGGCTACTCTGAATCACAAAAAGACTCTGGTGGAAAACAAACTACAACTAGTTATAATGGTGGTAATAATGATGGCGCAAGTGATAACCCACCGGTAAGTAATTATGACTACAGTAAACTTGTAGACCAATATAAAGAAGAACCAGATTACACACTTGGGAATATAGAATTAAATAAAAATTTAACTAATAACACAAGACTTAACACTATTTTAAATTTACAGAAAACTGTTGAAGATAAAGAATTAGCGGGTCAACTAGAATTAGATAAAAGACTTGGACCAGTTGACACAAGATTGACTTATGGTACAGATAAAAAACCAAAACTTAGTGCTAGCTATATGAATTATAGCCCTACTCTTGGAGGTATATATGCTAATGCCGATAGTTCAGATGGGTTGGGTGTAAACTATGCATACAATAATATTGGTGCAAACGCTAATTTTAATAACAGTGGAAAATTTGAAAGAGCAGGTATTACTTATGATAACAATGGTGTAGCTTTAGGTCTTGATACTGAAGATGGATTAAACGCTAGTTACAGTAGAGATATTCTTGATGGTAGAGGACAAATTAAAGCCGGTGGTACATATGGTACAGATGGAATATACAATGCAACAGGAGAGATTAGTTTTCCTTTTAAAAACGGAGGCCTAGCGGGTTTATTATAATGGCTAAACTTGTACAATCATTAACTAGAGCGGGTAAGGAATACACACAGGTTAATCTACAGTCATTGGTTAGGGACCTGGATAGTGTTATAATAAAATTAAACAGTACGTTTCAAGAAGAAGTAAAACAGGAGATAGAAGCTAAGAGTTTCTTTTTAGAATAATGGCAGTAGTAAACCAATATAAATTTAAGGGAATAGATAACGATACAACTGGAAATGCTTTGGTTCCATTGGGAGCGGGTAATCCTTTAGTTAATGAGACTATAATTATTAAATCATTACTTGTCACATCGGCATCTACACCTACAGTAACTGTTACAAACAATGGTATTACAGCCATTAAATCAGCAGCACTTACCGCTAATGTCACAACAGAATTATTAACACAGCCATTGATAATAGAAGGCGGGTCTGTTTTTACAGTACAGTCAAGTAACACAGGTTCATTTGACATAGCTATCAGCTACTTAAACATTAAAAAGGAGAAGATAGACTAATGAAAGTATATGACGCTAAAGTAGAAGAAACTTACAGACACCTTGAGACAGGTGAGGTTTTTAAAGAGAGAAAAGACTGGGTAGCTAAGGGTTATAAGCCAGAAGAGATGGCACAGGACGTGAAAGTTATCATGCCGGCTCTTGATTTGTTTAGTAAAACAAAGTAAAACGGATAGACTAAGGATAAATTTATGGCAATTTCAAGAATGCAACAACCAAGACAGATGTACAATCAGGGTATGATGGTTCATGACCCTAGACAAGCCTATGGTTTAGGTGGTTTTATTAAGAAAGCTGTTCGTGGTGTTAAGAAAATTGCTAAAAGTCCACTAGGTAAGATGGCTTTATTAGGTGGTCTTGGTATGTATGCTGGGGGCTTAGGTCCTTTCTCAGGTATGAGAGGTGCAGGATTTGCAAAAGGTCTTGGTGGAGGTTTAAAAACTTTTGGGCAAAATTTTATGGGTGGTAATACCGGTATGGGTGGTAAATTATCTCAATTATTTAGAACACAAGAAGGCGAGAACAAAGGTAAATTTAGTATGGGTAAATTAGCACTAGGTGGTTTAGGTGCAGCAAGTATTGCACTTCCTTTTATGGGTGGCGGCGGAGATGACGAAGAATCAGGTTCTGATCCTATGGATCCGGCAGCAGTTACACAAAGAGCAAGAAATTATTACAGCGGTCAAGGTGATGCCGGTGTTGGTTTAGATTTTATGCCACAAAAAAAATATGTTAGTCAAAATTTTTATGCAGCTGACGGTGGTAGAGCAGGTTATGCAATGGGTGGTTCATTAGATGAAGACGAAGAAGAATTTATTAGATCAAGTGCTGGTCAAAGCAGAAGAATGCCTACAGCATTTTTAAACATGGGTGGTGGTGCAGGAGAAGCACAAGCAGAACAAATGTTAATGGCAGAATTTGTAAAATATAAAAACAAAGGTGGAGATTTATCTTTCCAACAATTTGTCCAAGCAGTCATGCAACAACAAGAACAATCACAAGGTATGGAACAACCTACTATGATGGCAGCTAATGGTGGCCTAGCAGGTATGACAAGTGTACCAGGATACGGAACACCTGCAGGAACTAATCAATTTGGTTATCCAAGTGGTGGCACAAGAGTCAATGCTGCAGAAGGTGGAATCATGGAAACTGAAGAAGCATCAGAGATGATTGACATGGGTGGCAATGAAAAGGATTATAGAGATGAAGGTGGTTTTGTAGCAATGGGTGGCGAAGAAAGAGCTGACGATGTGCCTGCAAGATTATCTAAAAACGAATTTGTATTCACTGCAGACGCTGTAAGAAATGCAGGCGGTGGAGATATAGATAGAGGATCTGAAGTTATGCAAAACTTAATGGATAATCTAGAACAAGGTGGACAAGTTTCAGAAGACTCACAAGGTTTAGGTGGTGGAGAAGAAATGATGTCTGAAGAAATTATACAAGAACCAGACGGCGCGCAAGCAATGTATGAACAACAACAAGCATTACAATCAAGGATGGCATAATGGCAATATCAGATTTTTTAGAACCAGCAATAGAAGATTACGCAACACAGGCCAAGGCCACTTATTCGGCACCAATTAACACTGATACTTTTACAGGTAGACAGTTTGTTGCTGGACAAGATCCTATGCAAACACAAGCGGCAGCGCTTGCTACACAAGGTGTAGGTTCTTACTCACCATATTTACAAGCAGCACAAACTGCACAAGGACAAGGGGCCGGGGCTCTGGGACAATCAGCACAAACTATTGGTGGACTAGGTGCTTTAACGGGACCACAAGCTTACCAACCTTTCATGTCTCCGTATCAACAACAAGTTATTGATGCAACGTTATCAGAGTATGATAAATCTAGATTAGGTGGACAACAACAAATTAGAGACGCAGCCGTTGGATCAGGAAATTTTGGTGGCGGTAGAGAAGGTGCTATGATGGGTCAGTACAACGCAGACTCATTAGTAAACAGAGGTGCACTACAATCACAAATGTTACAACAAGGTTTTGGTCAGGCACAACAACAAGCACAACAAAATTTTGGTAATCAAAATCAAATAGCAAATGCACAACAAGGTTTAGCGGGTGCATATGGTAATCAAATGAATCAACAGTTTGGTTTATCTGACTTTGGTAGACAAGGTATGGGTCAAGATATTAATGCATTAGGTTCTTTAGGTTCAATCAACCAAGCATACAACCAAGCTCAACTTACTGCTGATCAACAACAAGCACAGACTGGAGCTTACGAACCTTACGGAAGACTTTCACAATATGGTAACGCACTAACTGGTTTAGCCGGTGGTGTTGCTGGTGGACAATATCAGGATGAAGGTCCATCAGATCCTTACGCATCTGCATTAGCTGGTGCTACAGGTGTTGCAGGATTATTTGGTCAAATTTACGGCGGCAGAAGATATTAATGAAAACTTTAAATAGACCTATGTTCAGGTACGGTGGCCCTATCAAAGAAGGTGTTATGAACGGGATCCGGGAACCGAAAAGAAATGGTGGGTCTATGGGTATCAATACACCTAAAAGAGGATTAGTTGATGGACCAGGAAGTTATGCTGGTTTTTTAGCACCTTTAATACCTGCAGCTATAGCAGCAGGAAGGTTTGCAATAAGACCGTTAGTTAAATATGGTTCTAATGTTTTAAGAAAAGTGGGTGATGGTAAAGTTTTAAGAAGAGGTTCAACTTTTATAGATGCAGCTGGTAAAAAAGTTAAATCATCAGGTAAATTTAGTAAAGTAAAACCAGTATTTGATAAAGATCAGAAAACATTAACTGCAGCAGGTAGATATTTTGCAAATTCTCCTGAAGCAAATTTAGTTACAGGTGCAGGCGGAGCAATTAGTAGAGGTATATATAACACTGGTAAGTACGCAGTTAAATCTCCACTTACTTTAGCAAGTGCTGCAGGTTTTGGTGGTAAAAAATTATACGATGCATTAAATGCAGAGCCGGATAAAAAAGATCCAGCAGGCGTTACTGAAATTAATAAATTAAAGCGATCAATAGGTATGCCAGAAAATTTAACTCTTGGTGGTGGACAAAATTATGAAGGAGATCCTGAAAAAGAATTAACAGATGCAGAGAGAGAACAAATAGAATCTGATAACAGAATGAAACAGATGGATAGATACAGAGAGATTATAGATATCAAAGGTATGAACAAAGATGCAGCTTACAAATCTTTAATTGATGCAAGTAAAATTATTCAAGAAGGTGGTAACCTTAAGAAAAGTCTTAAAGACGGTAGCTTAATAAGTAAAGTAACAGCAGCTGCAAGTAAAAGATTTGACAAAGTTAACGACACAGAGAATGCATTAAGATCTCTTGTTGTTAAAGGTGAGATTGATAATGAATTAAATAAAGTAGATAAAGATTTAAAAAGAAGAGCTTTAGAAGGAACAATTGCAGTAAACGATAAAAAATTAGCAGGTGCCAGTCTTGGTGAAACAGTTAATGATGTTTATAGTAAAACAGGTAAGTTTCCAACAGGAAAAAACCTTGCAAATGTAGCGCGTACAAAAGGTATTCAGGTTGTTGGAATTGAGGACACAACTGTAGTAGACGATTGGATAGGTGAAAACGGTGGAGATGAAGTAACATACATGCAAGATGTTATTTCTCGTGGTATTGAGGTTGCACCGGGACCCCATGTTTTAAGAAGTAGAATTATTTTAGTAGACAGTGAAGGTAACGTATCACCTTATTTTTAGGAGGATAAATGGCTTCAATATATGGCACATCTAATAACGTAGAAAGAAACAACAAAGTAGGTACAATAGAATCAATGTTATCAGGCGTAGCGTCTGGTCTTATTGGTATACCTAAAGGTTTCTTTTCACTGGGAGCCAGCATCATGGATCTTGGTGTCAACAGCGGTAAAGCTGCTGATGTTGAAGCATGGTTTGATGACCTTACAGAATTTGATGAGAAAGCAGAAGCAACAACTGCAGGAAAAATTACAAAACTATTAGTGAACATTGGTGTACCCGGTGGTGTAGCTTTTAAAAGCGCAAGTGGTATGGCAAAGACAGCTATGCTTAATGGTAAAAACAAGACTTTATTTAGAGTAGCTGATCCATCTATGATTAAAGCTGCAGACAAAGCTTTAGAACTTACTGCTAAAGGAAAAGGCAGAGCGTTTATGGCTGGTGCATTAGGTGGTGGTATAGCTGAAGGTGTATTCATAGGTGATGTAGATCAAGCAGGAACTTTTGGAGATCTTATTGGTGGTCCAACTACATTAGATAGAAGTGATACAGGTCCTGATGCTTCAAGAGAAATATTAAATAGAATTAAATTTGGTACAGAGGGTGCATTATTTACAGGTATCTTAGGGGGTACTGGTAAACTAATAGGTAAAATTACTAACAGAAATAAAAATTTAGATGTAGCAAACTCAAAGTTAGATAGATGGATTGATAAAACCATGGCTAACTTTAGAGCAAGAAGTGGTAAGACTGCTGAACAATTTAAACTAGAAAGAGAATCAATTGGTCTTAGAGCAGCCGATGCTAACGTTGCAAGAAATTTATCTAGAGATTTAGATATGGATATTGATAAAATGTTTCCTGCTATGCGTACTGTGCTTAACAAAGGAAGTGCCAAGGAAAGAAAAGTATTTTTAAACGAAGTTAATGATGCATTACTTTCAGGTAAGGCAGAATTTAGTAAAGTACCAATAGATGCAAAAGGTTTAAGAGCTGGTCAAAAAGGTTTTGACCCTAAGACTGCAAGAACCATAGCAGAGTTTGGTGAAATGGATCAAGCATTAATTAAAAAAATAAGAGATAAAATTAAAAAGTTTGCACCTACTGCTGACAAAGCTGCTGAAATAGAAAAAGGTATTATTGGTAGTCTATCTATAATGAGAAGTAAATGGGCTGCTTTGTTTGATGAGCTTGGAGGAACATTAGGTCCGGATGATCTTAAAGAATTCAAAGCTTTGTTTGGTGGTAAATTTAAAAACTATTTAGGTTCTACTTACGACATTTTTCAAGACAAGAGTATTATACCTTGGTTAAGATACAAACCTGCAGCTGAAGCTGTAGAAAATGCTAAACAATTATTTAAGGATAGTTGGGCTACTGCTAACCCTAAACTAACTAAACAAGGAGAAACATTATCTGATCTTAAAGCTGAAGGTATGGTAGAAAAAGTTTTAAACTCTGCGATGTTACCTAAAGGAATTAGATTTGACAAACCATCAGATGCTATTTTTCAAATACCAGATTTTTTTGTAAATAGAACTTCATTAGATAGTGCCATGAAAAGATCTAAAACACCTATTGTTTCTATTGGTGATTTAAATGCTGGCGATAAAGGAGTGTTTAATACTTTACTTGGTAAACAAAATAACCCTATGCAAACTATGATAGGCGGTATGGCTAAACTATCAATGATCACAAGACGTAATGTATTCTACAATGATCTCATGAAAAAGAGTGACGAGATGGCTACACTTTGGAGAGCAGCCGATGATAAATTAAATACACCTGAACCTATGTTTGCAAGGTCAGAAGAAGAAGCAAGATTATTTTTTAGAGATGACTACAGAAGAGTAGACCCTATTGATCCAGGACAAACTTTAAACGTAGGTAACTCAGCTAAAGCATCTAATCCTTTTGGGGATGCTCTTAATCCTTTCTACGCAAGAAACGGTGTAGCTGAAGCACTTGAGAATACATCTATAAATATGGAAAGACCTGGATTCTTGATGTCGTTATATAATAGTCTAGTTCTATACCCTAAAGCTACATCACAAATAGCTAAAACAATTCTATCACCCGTAACTCACGTAAGAAACTTTGTAAGTGCTGGTGCATTTGCTGCTGCTAATGGTATCATACCTGCAGCTGACCTACCTGCAATCAAACAAGCTTACCAAGCATTACAGACTCCTTTAAAAGGAACTAATATGCAAAATGATTTGTATCAAAAACTTTTAAAATTAGGTGTAGTAAACTCTAACGTAAGACTTGGGGATCTATCTAGACTATTAAAAGATGTTAACTTTGGTGAAACTATGACATCAGAGAATGGGTTAAGATTATTATTAAAACCTTTATCAAAATTAAAATCTGTATCACAAGATTTATACACAGCTGAAGATGACTTCTGGAAAATATATTCATGGGCCGTAGAAAAAAATAGATTAGAATCTAGTTTTTTAAAATCAGGGATCAAGAAAAGTGATTTCTTTACAAGAAATGGTAAAGAGTTTAAACTTACTGACGATTTTTTAGAAGAAGAAGCGGCTGATATTATCAGAAACAATATACCTAACTATGATTATGTGTCTGACTTTGTACAGGCTACAAGAAAATTACCTTTAGGTAATTTCGTATCTTTCCCAGCAGAGATAGCAAGAACAGGAGTCAACATTGTTAGACGAGCATTAAGAGAAATTAATGAGACTATTGATATAACTGATGGTGCAGGTACAGTTTTAAGAACGGTTAAACCTTTTCAAGGTATTGGATACACAAGATTATTTGGTTTTACTACAACAGTAGCAGCAGTACCATTAGGTACGGCCGCAGCATTCCAAGCTCTGTATGATGTAACCGATGAAGAAAGAGAAGCTATTAGAAGATTTGCAGCACAGTGGTCTAAGAATTCTACACTCCTTCCTATAAAAGATGAGGACGGTAGTTTTAAATACGTAGATTTTAGTCACGCTAATGCGTACGATACATTACTGAGACCCTTACAATCTGTAGTTAACGCAGTGCAAGATGGTAGAACTGATAACGATGGTATCATGGATGACTTTAGTAAAGGTGTGTTGACTGCAATGTCAGAATTTGCGCAACCATTTATATCAGAATCTATTTGGACAGAAGCTGTAACAGATTTACTTGTAAGAGGTGGTAGAACTAGAGATGGTTTCCAAGTTTACAGTGACCAAGACAATGACGGTGACAAGATGAATAAAATATTTAAACATTTAGTTAAAGCACAAATGCCTTTTTCTTTTGATCAATTAAAAAGATTAGATAGATCTATTAAACAGGTAGATGTTATTACTAAATTTCCAGGACAAGGTGATGATGTTTATGATCAGTATGGTCAAGACTTTGAGTTTGGTGATGAGTTTGGAGGCTTGTTTGGATTTAGGGCTATTGCTGTTAAACCTGAAAGAACTATGAACTTTAAAGTTGCAGAATTTCAACAAGGTATAAGAGATTCTAGATCTTTATTTACTAGAGCAGTATTAAAAGGTGGACCTATTGAACCAAGAGAAATAGTTGACGCATATATAAATGCTAACCGTGCCATGTTTGATGTGAAGAAAAATTTAAAAGGTGACATAGATGCTGCAAGATTATTAAATATATCTGATGACCAACTTGATAACTCATTAAATAGGGTCTCGATAAGAGAAATAAATGCAATCGACGACAATGAATTTAGACCTTATGAAATTTCAATAGAAGTCGCTAATGCAATGGCAGAAAATGCAGCAGCAATTGGTGCCTCTGACCCTTTTGAAAGAGCTTCCTCTGTGATTGATAATCTTTCAGAAAAAATGTCTTCGTTAAATTTAGGTTTACCCGAGTTCCCTGTGTTCGAGAACCCATTAATGCCTATCATGCAGGACACACCATTGACACCAACAAGCTTGAACCTTCCACAAATTAACGCAGAATCTGTATCATCACAGGTACAAGGCGGCCAGTTTTCTGGCTTGTCAAACAAACAAAAATTCGATATATTATTTCCCAATGGCTAAAATAGATCCTTTACAAAAGATTGAAGATCATGAAAAACTTTGCAGAATTATGCAGAGACAGACCCATGATAAAATATTAAAGCTTGAGACTCAAATTAATAGAGTTGAAAGTATACTATTGGTGTCCGTAGGAGCGTTGATATCTGGTATGGCGTATCTGGTTTTTGCTTTAGCAATCAAATAAAAAATTTATCATGCAATTATCGAAACATTTTACTCTTGAAGAGATGACACGGTCCATGACTGCTGTACGTAAAGGAATTGACAACATTCCAGGGCCCGGGGAGATTAAAAACCTAGGAAACCTCTGTTATGAGGTCTTAGAGCCTGTTAGAGCACACTTTGACAAACCCCTAAGCATCAGCTCAGGATACCGCTCAGAGGCGTTGTGTGTAGCGATAGGAAGCAAAAAAACCTCACAGCACGCACTTGGGTGCGCGGCCGATTTTGAAATTCATTCGGTGCCCAATATTCAAGTTGCTTACTGGTTGACTAACAATGTTGACTTTGATCAATGCATTCTCGAGTACTATAAACCCGAAGATGACCAGGCGGGATGGATACACGTATCTTACGATGAAAAAGGATCCAACAGAAAACAAATACTTACCTTTGATGGTAAAAAATACACCGAAGGTTTACCAGAAATGAAATGGTCTGGTGGTAAAGTAGTTGGTTAAATCCAATCCTTAAGTTGTTCACCCATAATCTGACTAGCTATATTAACTTTCTTTTTAAGAGCCTTAACAATTCTAGCATCAACAGTATCTTCACAGTAAATATCTATGTATGTCATAGGATATTTTTGACCGATACGATCTATCCTTGCTTCTGATTGTTGTCTTTTCTCAAGATCATAACCGTTAGAATAATACACCATAGTAGAAGCCGCAGTTAATGTAATACCATAACCACCTGTCTGTGTTGTACCAATAAAAAATCTTACAGGGGAATTAGGATCCTGGAACTTCTTGATATTATTTTGACGGTCTTTCATAGGAGTCAATCCATAATAATCTACAAAACTATTTGCGCCATATTTTTTAGATATCTCCCGGATTATCCTACTAACATCTCTTTGCCAGTGGGCCCATATAACAATCTTACCTTCTACTTCTTCTAATACATTCATTAGTTCTGGTAATCTGTTTGAGTCTAGATCTTTGATTGTTCCATCATCAGCAGTAAAGTGACCACAAGTAATTTGTTGCAATCTCATTAACTGAGTCATGACTGTAGCTGTAGTCATCATCTTACCATCCATTTGTGCAAGAGCTAACTGTTTCATTTGTATATAAAGTTTTTTCTGTTCTGCACTTAATGTAACAAGACGTTTAATAAAAGTTTTAGGTGGCAGATCCAAACAATCATCTTTTAATACTCTATAAGAAAATGATTTTAATTTTTCTGACAACTCTGGAAGATGTTGATAGCCAGTTACAATTTGTACGGACTTACCGCCAAAATTAGCTGTCTTCATAACTGCATATCTAGTTCTAAATGTATAATAAGAAGTATGTCCTAATAATTCTTTTTTAAGAAACTCACATTGTTTATATAAATCTAATGGTGATTTAGTAACCGGAGATCCAGTAAGTATTCTTCTATATGAAGCATGTTCAGCAAGAGAACAGATGTGTTTAGTTCTTTTAGCATCTGGATTTTTAATAGTTGTAGATTCATCTATAGCCATCATAGTTCTATGACATCTTAAAAACTTAGCTGCAAAACTAACACCTTTTGCAGTAGAGAAAGCTTCTACATTCATCATAAGAATATGTAAATCTTCACCTGGTTTAAATAATGAATCTAATTCTAATTGTTGTTTTTTATTAGGTAAAGGGTTCCACAACACAGAAGTTTTTTCAATGTGGTCTGGTAAGTGTGTGGGAATTTCTCCTTCATACCAGTTTTTATATACACCTTTAGGTGCAACAATTAATACACCATTAATTTTTCCTGCATCATATAACATTGCAATGTTATCGATTAATACTTTTGACTTACCTGTACCCATTTCCATAAAATATGCAAAGTACGGTTTATCCCATGAAAGCTCTAATGCTTTTATTTGATGCGCATAAGGCTTAGTCTTAAACTTATAGTTTTTTATTTCCATTTTATTTTCTTCTTTCTAGTTGACA